TTATATTCCTTTTAGTCTAGATAATGGATTTTTAGTAATTGCATCCTCAAGATGCTCGGGGGAGAAGTGAGAATACACCATGGTCATTTTTATATCTGAATGACCAAGAATATCCCTTAGGACCAAAATATTACCACCATTCATCATAAAGTGGCTTGCGAATGTGTGGCGAAGTATGTGAGTGCATTGGCCCTCAGGCAAAGCGATGCCAGCACGCTTCACTGCGCGCTCAAAAGCTTTTCTGCATGGCATAAATAGCTTCCCTCTGTTTTTCGGGAGTTCGTCATACAGATCCTGAGATATCGGTACGGTTCGGTTTTTCTTACCTTTGGTTTTGATATAGGTGATCCGGTATTTTGATATCTGATGGCCTTGCAGATTTTCGGCTTCACTCCACCGCGCGCCAGTGGCTAGGCATACCTTTGCGATCATCAACAGACTGGGACTTTGAGAATCAGCGCAGGCATCAAGCAGACGTTTAATTTCGTCCGACTCCAGGAACGCCAGTTCCCCCTCTGCTATTTTGAATGTTGGTAGCCCAGCGAGCGGGTTAGGCGCTGACCAATGGCCCAGCTTTTTCAGGGTGCCAAAAACGGATGATAAATTACGCTGTTCCAGGTTTACCGTGCGGGGCTTTACTGGCGACATCAGCACACCGTCTTCGTTGCGTACTTCACCTTTTAATCGTGCTTCGCGATATTTTGTAAAGTCACCGGCGGTTAACTCAGAGGCGACGGGATCGCCCAGGCCAATGCAGATAATTTTCAGTTTCGCCATTAGGCGCTTGGGGTCTGCGAGCGTCTGGCCGTAAAGGGAGTGCCACTGCTCAATCAATTCTGACAAACGCCGCCGATCTTCCTTTTCACCCAGCCACGGCTTTTTGTTCACTTCATCCATGGTGAAGTTTTCGAATGCTACAGCCTCGCCCTTTGTCGCAAATTGCTTGCGCACACGCTTGCCGTCACGCCCGTTCGGGTAACACTCGCACAACCATTTTCCGTTCGGCTGCTTTCTGATCGTCATAGTCAGATGCTCTTAATGACTTTTACTGCGCGGCCAACTACCTCTACATCATCTACGGCGCACTCAAAGGATGCTTCATCCTGATGTACCAAAATTTTATTTCCAGGAATGCGGGCAATCTTGACGAAGCTTTTGACGCCGTCGATGTCTACAAGCCAATAACCATTGCTAATTTGTTTCACAGACGTATCCACAACAAAGCTATCACTAGCTGTTTTTACAAAAAGAGAGTTGGACGATTCACCATCCAGCAGTCTGCTATCGAGAAGGATTTCATCACTCGGATGCAGTTCGCCGTTCTTCAGCTCAGCATGTTTGATACTGGGAGCCACGATTTTAGAAAGTGGTCTTACCGTGACGGAAGTTTCGTTTTTGAGATTCTTTTCTTCGTTCTCACTCGCATACATATCTCCCTGACCGGTAGCCAGCCATAGAAGGGAGATTCCTGTTTCAAGGGCGCATTGAATTACCCATTCAGCAGGGAAGCTATCTCTTAAGTATCTGTTAGCCATAGTGCTTTTCGATACGTCCAGATGTTCGCAGAGCTGCTGACGTGAGCTGAAATTGTAGGCCTTAATTAGCCTATTGATTGCATCACGCCCACCACTATCATTTCCCGCCTTGATTAAACTCATAATCAAACCCCTTGACGCATATAAAAAGTGATCCTAATATTCGCTCATGGTTTGAAAAGCAAAACTAAACCACATAAAACGAGATGAAGCGAAAACAAACTAAGAGATACTGCACTATGAGCACAGATATTTCAATTCGAGTACCAAAAGAGATGGCTACTCCTGCTGAGTTCGCGGAATGGGAAGGCATTTCCCGCGGCTCTGTTTATCAAAAAATCCACCATGGTCAGCTTGCTAAATACATGGTTAAGAAAGAAAAAAATAAGGGTCGTGTAAGCCTGCGTTACTTGATGTACAAAACCGATCAGGTTCGTGAGTCCCTTGGTCATTCCAACTTCCGCGTTGTTGTTGGTCAGTAAGTTCAATTATGAGAACTTTTTAAGGGGCTCACATGTTTGATTATAAGATTTCCAAACATCCACACTTTGAAGAGGCCTGCCGGGCTTTCGCACTGCGTCACAACATGGCGAAGCTGGCAGAACGCGCGGGAATGAATGTCCAGACGCTGCGCAACAAGCTGAACCCGGACCAGCCGCATCAGCTCACGCCGCCTGAAATTTGGCTGCTTACCGATCTCACTGAGGACTCAACCCTGGTTGATGGCTTCCTGGCACAGATTCACTGCCTGCCATGTGTGCCGATGAACGAAGTGGCAAAAGAGAAGCTGCCGCACTACGTCATGAGCGCCACCGCTGAGATAGGGCGTGTTGCTGCCGGTGCCGTTACTGGCGATGTGAAAACCACTGCCGGACGCCGTGATGTGATCAGTAGCATTAACTCAGTAACTCGCCTGATGGCACTGGCTGCCGTTTCCATGCTGGCCCGCCTGCAGGCTAACCCCGCTATGGCAAGTGCGGTGGACACCGTAACGGGCCTTGGCGCTTCGTTCGGCATCATCTGAGGTGATTATGCTGACTAAAGAACCGTCATTCGCATCGCTTTTAGTTAAACAAAGCCAGGGTATGCACTGCGGTCATGGCTGGATTATCGGGAAAGATGGCAAGCGCTGGCACCCATCCCGCTCTCAGGATGAACTGCTGGCAGGGTTGACCACTACCAAATGGGGGAAACAATGGCTATTGAAGGCGCTGCGGCGACTGTTCCATTAAGCCCGGGTCAACGTATGGAAGGGCTGAATCGAATAGCGGAATTAAGGGCTAATGTGTTTGGTCTGAATATTGAGCCAGAGCTTGAAAGGTTTATTAAAGATATGCGCGACCGCCGCGATATTAACCATACACAAAATGAGCGGGCACTGGCAGCCATATTCTTCATGGCAAAAATTCCGGCAGAACGTCACGGCGTCAATATTAGTGATCTGACTACTGACGAAAAGCGGGAACTGGTTAAAGCAATGAATCATTTTCGTGCAGTGGTGAGCTTATTTCCCAAACGGCTAACCATGCCGAATTAACCCATAACAGAAATTAATGGCGTAAACCCGCCGGGCATTCCTTTGCCCCAATTTAGGAGAAAGAACAATGCAAAACGAATTACCAAAAATATTTGTACCAGAAACTGACCAGCTTATGGCGGTGATCGATATTGCCAAACGTGAGGAGAGCAAAGGACGCGCACTCGCCGTTTCAATCCGTCTTGAGGCGCTGGCAGCCCATATCACCAACAAAGGGTTAAACGGTATTGAAGCGGCTGAACTGCTGCGCCGCGAAGCAACCCGCTATGAAAATGAATCTCAGGAGCTGCACTAATGGCTGACTCTATGGACCTCGTACAGCAGCGCGTTGAAGAAGAACTTCAGCGCCACATTCACACCGCCCGCAACAGAGCGCCGGGCGTTTCCTGTGTGCTTTGCATCGAATGCGATGCTCCGATCCCTCCAGCGCGCCGCCGTGCAATTCCGGGCGTGCAGTGCTGCGTAACATGCCAGGAAATCGTTGAGCTGAAAGGGAAGCATTACACCCGAGGCGCGGTGTAAGCTTCGGAGCCAGTCACTGATGCTTGAATTAATAAAAGACAAAGGCGGCCCGACCGTGGCCGCTGTGGCTTTCCCATGGAACGGCCCGAAAAAAGCACTTAACCCCTACTTGGACCCGGCGGAAGTAGCGCCGGAGTCTGAGCTTTCAAACCTGATCGCTCTTTACGCTGCGGACAACGAGCAGGAGCAGCTGCGCCGCGAGGCATTGAGCGATAAGGTTTGGGAGCACTATTTTTATAATGAATCCCGTGATCCTGTTCAGCGTGAAATGGAGCAGGACCAGCTGATCAGTCGCGCCAAAATGGCCCGCGAACAGCAGCAGTTCAATCCTGATCTGGTCATTATTGCTGACGTGAGCGCCCAACCGGCGCACATCAGCAAGCCACTGCTCGAAAGGATTAAATATTTCCAGAGCCTGGGCAAACCAAAGGCATATTTCCGTTATCTGCGGGAAACCATCAGGCCGTGTCTTGAGCGGCTGGAGCAAGTGCGCATAAGTCAGGTTTCTGCCTCTTTCCGTTTTATGGCGAGCCAGGACGGAATGGAGGGCTTGCTGGTTCTGCCAGAAATGAATCAGGAGCAGGTTAAGCGCTTGTCTACCCTGGTAGCTGCGCACATGAGCATGTGTCTGGATGCGGCCTGTAGTGAGCTGTTTACTGATGAAGACGTTATGCCGGAAGAGATCCGCCGTTCATGGGAAAGGGTCGCGGCTGAAGCTATGCGCCTTGATGTTATCCCGCCTGCATTTGAACAGTTGCGTCGTAAAAAGAACCGCCGTAACCCGGTCCCGTATGAGCTTATTCCGGGTTCACTTGCCCGTATGCTTTGTGCGGACTGGTGGTATCGCAAGCTGTGGCGGATGCGATGTGAATGGCGGGAAGAGCAGCTACGTGCTGTTTGCCTGGTTAACAAAAAGGCGTCCCCGTATGTCAGCTATGAAGCCGTGATCCACAAACGTGAACAGCGCCGCAAATCGCTGGAGTTTTTCCGCTCTCATGAGCTGGTTAACGCTGACGGTGACACGCTGGATATGGAAGAGGTGGTAAACGCCAGCAGTAGCAATCCGGCGCACCGCCGCAACGAAATGATGGCCTGCGTTAAGGGACTGGAGCTAATCGCAGAAATGCGCGGGGAGTGCGCGGTGTTCTATACCATCACTTGCCCGTCACGCTTCCACGCAACCCTCAACAACGGCAGGCCAAACCCGAAATGGAACAGCGCAACGGTCCGGCAGAGCAGCGATTACCTGGTAAATATGTTTGCTGCTTTCCGTAAGGCAATGCACAAAGCCGGGCTGCGTTGGTATGGCGTCCGCGTTGCGGAACCGCACCATGACGGCACCGTACACTGGCACCTGCTGTGCTTCATGCGAAAAAAAGACCGTAAATCCATCACCGCGCTGCTGCGTAAATTTGCTATTCGTGAGGACCGGGAGGAGCTGGGCACCAATACCGGGCCGCGCTTCAAGTCTGAGCTTATCAACCCGCGTAAGGGCACGCCTACAAGTTACATCGCTAAATACATCAGCAAGAATATCGACGGGCGAGGACTGGCGCAGGAAATCAGTAAAGAAACGGGCAGATCTCTGCGCGATAACGCTGAGAACGTAAACGCCTGGGCATCGCTGCACCGTGTTCAGCAATTCCGTTTCTTTGGCATCCCTGGCCGTCAGGCATACCGCGAGTTGCGCTTGCTGGCCGGTCAGGCTGCCAGAGTACAGGGCGACAAGAAAGCTGGCGCGCCGGTACTGGAAAACCCGCGTCTGGATGCCGTACTGGCTGCAGCTGATGCTGGCTGTTTTGCCACATACATCATGAAGCAGGGCGGCGTCCTGGTTCCCCGCAAACATCACCTTGTCAGAACTGCCTATGAGCTGAACGACGAGCCGAGCGCCTACGGCGACCGCGGTGTTCGTATTTATGGCATCTGGTCCCCGATCATTGAGGGCCGGATCTGCACTCATGCAGTGAAGTGGAAAATGGTTCGTAAAGCCGTTGACCTTCAGGAGGCGGTAGCCGACCAGGGCGCTAGCGCCCCTTGGACTCGTGGCAATAACTGTCCCCCTGTTGAAAATTTGAACCAAACAGGGGGGGGGCTACCCGAGATTGAATCCATGAATGACAAGGAGCTGCATGAGTACCTGCACAGCATGGGGAGGAAAGAACGCCGTGATCTGACCGCCAGGCTGAGGCTCGTTAAACCGAAGCGGAAAAAGGAATACAAACAGAGCATATCTGATCAGCAGCGTCTGCAGCTTGAGTATGAACTGCAGTCCCGTGGGTTCGATGGCAGCGAGTATGAAATAAATCTGCTTCTGCGCGGTGGCAGCCTTCCGTCAGGTGGTGGATTACGAGTCTTTTACCGGAACGAGCGTCTACGCGAAGATGACAAATGGCGTCAGTATTACTGACGGTACGGATATATTTTCATGTTTTTGACCCATATCAGGGCTTCGTTATGGAGGTTTAAAAACCGTTTTACATTTTGAAATCGGTACTATACTGTATGTATAAACAGTGGATATATATACAGTTAATTTGTGTAAGTGGCCGTAATAGGAGGGAAAATGCAGGATTATCTTTTGGAGTCATTGAAACTTCAGCGCATTGATTTTTTCATAAAACTGGTAGCGGCAAGTGAGTGCAGCGAAGAAGAAAAGCGACTGGCTATCCAGTGGGTTTCTGAGCTGACGGACGAGCTGATGGCGAAAATTCGCAACCATGAATACAGCCGCACAATGGACGCTACCAGCTAGGGGAAAATTTATGCGCATTGAAATAATGATCGATAAAGAGCAGAAAATTAGCCAGGCGCTATTAGAAGCACTTGAATCCGAACTTTACCGAAATTTGCGCCCCCTCTTCCCAAAAACAGCTATCCGAATCCGCAAGGGCAGTGCCAATGGTATTGAGCTTAGCGGGGTAAGACAGGCTGAAGATAAAGAACGTGTAATGGAAATTCTGCAGCAGGTCTGGGAGGACGACAGCTGGTTACACTGAAACGTTGCCCCCGAAAGAATTCATTCTGATGGGGGTAAGGTTGAACAACGAGTGAAACGAGGCGTTAGCTATGGGAAAGAAGGATGACAACTACCAGATAGTTTATCGCGGGGAACGTCTTGCAAAGTATCACCCGGGAGGGTGGGTATTCTTTCAGCGGCCTAAAGAATGCGGCGGCGGTTACTGGTTAGGCCGCACCTATGATGACCTTTTCTGGCTCGAACTTGAATTCCCAATTTCGCTGCATGATGGCGTGGTTTATCTCCTTCATTACGAGAAAGTTGAGGCCAGAAGTAACGAGTTTGATGATAATTTTTCGTTGTTCTGATCGAAACGTGCGAGTGCATGACTATGCCGCATGAGATCGCATGATCGATTAAGGATCGTTTTGACGCAGGCCCGCCAGTTCTGGCGGGCTTTTGCTTACGTCATGCACCTGCATGAAAACCGCTACATAAAGCGGGCAGGCGTGGCGGGGATACGAGCGCGCGCTGAGAGGGTAGTTGGTACTTAAAACATAGCTAACTGCGGTTTTGAAGTACCCGCATGGGTTGTAAAGCATATACCTATCCATTTAATATGGTTATATCAACCCTTAAGGTGCAGAAAAATGATGGAGCCAGTCAAAATTTATTCTTGCGGTACGTATCATCCTTGGCGATATCGCGGAGAACGAAATCCGCGTTCGGGTGATAGGCTTTCTAAGGCGATGATGGATTTAAAAGATGCTACGAATTCCGGTAATGCAAAAGCTGTAAATATTTTTAGTCAGCTATTAGCTACCAGTTTAAAAGGATATGTGATTGGCAGAGTAGCTTTTACTGACGTGCCTTTCGAAATATCCATTGTTCCTTCCCATGTAGAGGGTAAAGTATCCACAGCTCTAATAAAAATTGCTCAAGATATCGAGAAAAAATTTCCCAATGCTGTTTTTAACCAATCGCTGCAGAGAAAAACAACAGTAGTGAGCGCTCATAAAGGGGGGGGGGATCGTTCTGTCGAGCATCATATGTCAACTATCGGGGTAACTGCTGACGTTACAGAAAAAGTTATTCTGCTTATCGATGATGTTACTACTTCCGGTGGGAGTATGACCGCATGCTATTATCTGTTAAGATATGCAGGAGCTAAGACTATATTACCTTTGGCTTTGTTAGAAACTGCAACTTATGAGGAGTGAAATAATGCACCCTTCCAAGCTTAAGATATTGTTAGGTCTATCTGTACAGGTTGATAGATTGGCGTCTGAACAAGGGTTGCTAAAATTATTTAATGAGATTCCATTTCATAAGGTTTCTGATGAATACGAATTGGTGGAATATGTCAATTCGGCAAGGATTTTAAAATCTCCATTTTCTGTTTCATCATTATATAATGCTGAAGGTTATTTAAGTAAACACTTGTCATTAAATGTTGTACCAATTCCAATTGGGGATGCGCTATACCCTGTTTGTTTAGCAATTACACCTAATCCTCCGGCGATGTTGTATGTGAAGGGTGACGTTAATATTCTTAAGGAAATGCCTGGCGTGGCAGTCGTTGGGTCCCGTGAAGTTTCAGCTGCCGGGGAAGAAATTACTCGAAGAATCACTACGAAAATTTGTGAAAAAGGGCTGGTCGTTGTGAGTGGATTGGCGATAGGCACTGATACAAACGCGCATGTGGCAACGCTTCAAGCAAGAGCTAAAACTATCGCTGTCTTAGCGCATGGACTTGAAATTGCTAAACCTAAACAAAATGCACGTTTAGCAAATGATATTTTGAATAATGGCGGCGCGTGGATTTCAGAATATCCAATAGGTAGACCAGCTTTCAAACAGTCATTTGTGCAGCGCAATAGGATTCAAGTTGGACTTTCGGCTGTGTCAATATTAATTGAAGCTGCAAAAAATAGTGGGACAATGACTCAGGCTGATTTTGCAATAAAAGCTCTACGGCCAATTTTTGCTGTTGTACCACATAAGGCCGATAATCCGCTAAAGCTTAATTGCGAAGGCACCCAGCAATTGGTTGATAACGAGTTGGCAAATCCGTTACGCACGAGTCATGATTATGATGCATTGATTACTGTTATAGCTGAGTCGATACAAAGAATTAAGGTAAACACTGATATTTACAAATCTAACGTAAGCAGTTTTTTAATATAATGGGCAGGTGTTTCACTGCCCTTATAATTTAGTCATTTAAATTGTATGGTGAGAAACTTATAATTTCCATGCCAAGCCATTCATTAAGTTCTTGAATTCTTTTTTGTAATGGAATTAATTCATTCCTTACAAATACTTTGCTGGCTTTTTCTACGTCTCCAAACCCACCAACACTATTTGGCATTATGCCCATCATCTGCGGCGGTACGCGGTGCGCAGCCATCATGTCATCGCGGCTCACATTTTTGATATTCAGAAATTCATCCTTAGCCGCCACCTCTGACAAGGGAATGATCTGAATCCCATCCTTTTTGCCGTTGGGCGAGTACATAAACAGGTTACGGAAGTTGCCCGGTCCCTTGGCGCTTTTCATGGCCTGGCGGATGTTGTTCACGTCCTCCTGGTTTTGCGCGGCATCGGTCATGTACATGATAAAGCCCGCATGGCTGCCGTTAATGTAATACTTCCGGCGGAAAAGCGTGGCGGACTCGTTGAGCAGGGCGGACGGAATGGCTGAGAGGTAGCCGGGTAGCCCGTAAATTTCCTGGTTAATGTCAGGTTCAAGAAGATGGAAAATGCTTCCCGGCGTGAATTCGTATGGCTGCGTAGTGAATCCGTACTGAACAAACCAGTATGTGTCCAGGTCCACGCCGCGGCGGGTGTATTTTGCCAGCGACGGCTCCAGCGAGAGAACGCCGCCGAGACGGTTGGTGCGCTTCTCCAGATAGGCATTACCGAACACCAGATAGTCTTGGACGAAACGGGAAAAAGCCTGCTGGCTGAGCAGGCGGTGCGGGATATAGGTGCTGCTGAGAATGTCACGCTTAACGGCAATCGGTGAGCTGTGATGTACGGCAGCGCGGTAGGTGCGAGCCAGCCCGTCAAAACTCACCGGCGGTTCATACCAGCGGTCCATCTGCACGCACTCCACATAATCCAGCAATTCCCGGCGGTCCAGCACGGGGATCGGGTCGCCAAAACTGAAAGCTTCTGCAGACACGCCGCTGCTCTGTTGAACGCTCTGTTTAGCAGGAGCGCGGTTTTTATTCCTCTTGCTCATCAAAAAATCTCCACAATGTTACTGGTGTTGGCGGCTTCGCCCTGCAGCGGTTCGTTAAACAGTGCGTGCATCGTTGCCCAGGCCAGATCAGCATGGCTGGCTTCCTCGCTTCGGCTGGCTTCGTAGGTAGGGCGGTTGCCGCTGGCGGTGGTGGCGCGGCGGATAGCCATGAAAGACTGCGCAATGTCGGTGTGCCCGGCGTCAAACTCCAGGCGGCGGTGGCTGATAATGTCGTAGGCCTTGAGTACCAGGGCGTTCTTTACATTGGGGTTGTAGACAAACTCCCGTACCGCCGGGAAGAACGCTTTTACATTTTCATAAACGCCGTGGCCGACGCCGGTCGAGTCGATGCCGATATAGGTCACGTTATACTGCTGCGTTAGCTTTTTGATCGCGTCAGCCTGCGCGCGGAAGTCCATTCCGCGCCACTGGTGCCGCTCAAGAATGCGGAACTTGCCGCCCGGCACGGCTGGCGGAGCCATCACCACGCATCCGGCGCTGTCGCCGTTCTGCGTACCTTTCGCAGGGTCATAGCCGATCCAGACTTCGCGCCAGCCAAACGGGCGCAACGCCAGCGCCTGAAAATCGGACCAGAGCTCCCAGCTGTCCACCATGCACGCCTGCAGCTCGCTGAG